TGTTGTCGCTACTACTCGCTGCTGCGATACTTGGATGAGCAGTAAGAAAGTCTCCCGTCTCTGAACTAGTCACAAAGTCGCCTGTATCGTTAACGCTAACTGGAGTGTAACCTAACGCTGTTGTAACGTCACTCTGAGAGACTCCCGTTAGATAGCTACTAGAATCTACGCTACCGTCAGCTTTGAGAAACTCGGAAGAAATTCCACCTTCCTTGATAAATTGGTTAGCGGTTAAATTTCCTTCGATTTTTGAATCTTTATCATTCCAACGAGAGCGTAACTCATACTCCCTTTGGGTAAACCCAGATTCTACACTTGATTGTTCACTATTAGTAGTGGTATTTACTACAACATTATCTTTTTGGTTACTATTTCTAGGAATAATATCAATGTCAGCAGTAACACTTCCGTAAATAGAACCAGTAAGAACTTCAAAAGCTATAATCCAAGCCGCTGTAGATGTTTCTTTTGTCCAAAGAACAGGCTTAATAAATCTAATACCAGTATGCCTCTCATTATAATAAATCTCCCAGCTAAGATCGGGCAAAGTCTCCGATCTTAATGTGGCATCAAACTCAATCGTTTGAGTCGCAGACCCACTTTGGACATATAACTTACCAACTATCTGGTAGTTTTGAGAACCACCATCAGGAGTAATTGTTACAACTTTCTGATACTCACCATCTTCAAAATAGTTTCCTATACTTCCTCCTGTATATCTTTGATTAACGCGAATAATATTGGAATTCACGTATTCTTCACGGGGTCCATTGTGTAATGTGCCACTATATTTTAAATCACCAGAAATATCCAGATCATAGTCAGGTGAAGTTGTTCCAATACCAACTCTATTGTTAGCAGAATCAACGTGTAAAGTATCGGTGTCGATGGTCAGAGCCGAGCCTGTGATCGCTCCAACGCTAATGTTTTGCGATGACGTATTCCCCTGCGTAAGTACTTCGTCAAGTGTTTGATCGTTAGTCTCCGACGAAGAAATAGGTGTGTAGCCCAATGCTCCCGTGATGTCACCACTGGTAATACCAGTGAGGAAAATACCAGTATCGTCAGTTGTTAAGAAGTTCTCATCAGTTATAGGATTATCAGCAAAGGTATAAGGACCAACTGACCAAGAATCTCCAGAACCTAAGTTACCATAAGGCACATAATGTAAATATACAGCCTCTCCATTCGGTAAATCCCCCTCATTAAGATCAAAAGATTGGGTATTATTATTGGTTAAGTTCCTAGAAAAAGCTGGTTGAGGATTTAAGTTTAAGTCAAAATCAGAAGTATCAGTATAATAAATATCTAACCTATCGAAAGAGATGTAATTAGTATCATTAAGGAATGTTACCGTAGTAGTCAAAGCTCCTGTTTGACCAGTTGAATTTACGGCAGTTTTAGAACTTAGAGATCCTGTGTGAGAAGTTGTCCCCGTAGAGTCTTGGACAGCGATACCACTTATAATTGGCTCATTACCATAAAAGTAAAATTCAGAAGTATGTACTCCAGAATTCCTATCTTCTAATTTAATTTTTACCCCAAAATGTTTGGCATAATCACCAAATACTTTAAAGTTATCATATTCAGTAAAAGCTAAAAAATTACTTTTGTAATCAACTAAAAAATCAGAATACTTAACTCCCCCAGTTATGTCTAATATGTCTACATCTATTTTTTGAACATATGAATTATCTAGGAAATCTGGCTGGGTCGAGACATCTCCACTAGATCTATCAAGAATACCCAAATCTATTTCTACAGCCCTATTTAAATGCACTCCACTACCACTAGCTACAGAATTCAAATCTGATTCATCTACAGTGAATACAGACTCAAATTCAAATAGTCCAGTGTTATATATTTCCCCTTCGCCGCTGTAATTGTAAGCCATTTTACCTAAACGTTATTATTTTTGTGAAAGATTTATCAAAGTCATCAACCTTGTCATACAATATAAAAGATCTAACCGTGGAAAAGTCTGAATCCAAGTATTTGTTAACTGTTGAAGTATCTCCCAAAGCTTTTACACTTAAAGAGTAATTTCCAACAGCAGATAAGTTATCAAAAACCACTGATGTTACATCTTCATTCACCCCTGAAGTTTGAGAGCTTTTGTTGGGGAATCGTAATATAGTTTCGTATCCATAATTATTTGTCACATTATCCCAATCACCACTAATATAAATAGTGTCAGCTTCTGTTCCTTGACCTGTACTTATTGTTAAATTTTCTGGGCTACTTAAAGTAATATAAGTAGTATCTCCTATCTGTGTAGCTACATTATAATCAAATGTATTCTCTTCCCTCTCAAGAGAGATGTCGTTTTCTATAAGAGAAAACTTGCCAGTTTCAAATTTACTAGCTGCAACTAAATATTCATTAGGGCTATTCTCTTTTATAGATTCTATTTTATAGAGTATATTGTCAGCATTTTTTAAATCAAATCTATATGGACTACCTAATTTAATAAATGGCAAATATTGAGCCGCATCGACACCGCTAACATAAGAGCCATCACCTGTTGAATTTACTACTGAGGCGGTCAAGGTTACAATGTGAGGTTCTGAATTCAATGCTATTTCAGATTCTAATATACCCCTACTATTTAATGGATTTAAATCTCCGCTAATATAACCTGATATATTAAATTCTGTAGTATCTCTTTTGTTTGCGGCAGAAGTATCATAATTAACAAGTTTGCCAGTATTTAGTTCTGTTAAGTTTTCAATACCTGTATCTTGAGCAATGTAATGATCATCACTCTCATTTAAACCTGTCGCAAATATCCAACCTGTGTAGTCATTATTAAAATATAAGATGTTGTCTCCAGTACCTGTATATAAAGCATATTGCTCGTATAGATCAGTATCTTCTGTAGTATCAAAACCTTCAGTATATCCAGAGAACTCATACAAACCTGTGTAAATATCAAAGTCCGTTTCAAAACTTTGCGTAACAGAAAAACTTTCCGCCCTAAATCTTTTTAATACTGACTTATCATTTAAATCACTAATAGAGTCTTCACCAGTAGGGTTATAAACTGTTAAAGTCCCTTGCATAGATGAAGAGCTATAAGGGCCACTAAGCCTTATAAATTCAGTATCAACGTCTACCTCCAAAATCTTACCAAAGTTTGATTTTTCATTCTTAAGATCATCGTCAACAATAATCAGATCACCGGGTTGACAAAGTAAAGCTTCTAAACCAGAAGTGAAAACTACTCTTTGATTCTCTTTGATTGTTCTATATATGAGATGTTGAGCCATTCTTCTCGCCATAGCTCTTGAAGTAACACCCAAGCCATCTATCCTCTTTTTGAATACCCCTCGACTACGTATATCTTCTTCATCTTCTACAGTTTCTACTTTCGGAGAAAAATTCTCAAATCTATCTAAGTAAGAAACTTCTACAGTATTAAATTGCTGATCTCTCCTAAGTGTTGAGTAACTAAATACTCCATCTTTTACATTATTATTGTTGAATGTAGCTATTGCAGATTTGATTCTTTCATCTGAAAAAGATACTTCTGAGGATCTAAAGAATGTGTGGCCTCTAAATAGTTTTGAAATTAATTGAATTGAATCAAATACTTTTTCATCACTTTGAAATATTATATTGCATGAATATCGAGGCTCTAATCCTCCCCTGCCATCAGGCACACCCTCAAAAACCCCATTAGAATCAACAGCATCGCAAAACCTTCCTATTTTATAAAGCTCCCATTTATTTATGTCTTGAGGTTCTATGTATTGACCTAAGCCATATCTAGGGTTTGTTAATAAATCATATAATATCCAAGCGGGGTTATCAGTCCATCCAATTTTAAAACCTCCATTCCAGTCTCCTTTATATATTTTTTTATTTTCCTCTTCAGAGCTTGTGAATTCAGAAACCGTATTGAAATACCTTTTATCTTTTCTCGACCCTGTATTTTGTGTAGGATAATAATTGTTAGGTATTTTTATTAATTTCAATCTAGAATCAAAAGTCCTTTGGGGGATAGATGAAAAACTTTTTGAATCTATTTTTGTACCTATTATAGCTGAAAATGGGTAAGTTAAATTTACTGGAATAATTTCTGTAACTTTATATAAAGATACATCTTTCGAAATTAAAACAGAAAAAGTCTCAGTAGAAAGCTTAGAAACTTTTATGTATCTTTTTTCAACGGAAGAATTAACATTGCTGTTTGAAACACTGTAG